CAGCTCTTAAAGCAGGACATAAATCTCGTTTCCAAGATTATGTTCTTCTGGGGGATGACATCGTTATTGCTAACGGTGCCGTCGCCTCAGCCTATCTATCTCTGTTATCCCAGTTTGGGGTGCAGGTTAATAGGTTTAAGAGTGTCCACGCTATTGGAGGAGCGGAGTTCGCGAAGCGAACCTTCACTGCTGGAGAAGAGCTAACCAAGTTCTTAACCTGGAAAACCTTCTCGGAGGCCAGTGATGGCTCTGTAGACTTCTTCTCACTTATGAAGGAGCTCCGATTACGAGGTTATTACGGGAACTGGGAAAGGATACTTGCAGTTGTGCTCGGACCTCCGTCCCCCCGTATCGTGGGACGAAGTTTGCGTAACTTACTGCTGGCTTTGGCTGAGCCTGGTGGGCCAGCGGAGGAGTTCAACGTATGGCGAAAGTCTTCTGGTTCTAACCTTTCCGTCAAGGAGTGGTTAGGCCTAGCAGGGGGTATTGGAATACTCCCCACTCTACACGAAGTGGCAGAGTGCCCAGAGGCTGCCGAAGCTCAGACCAATGATGATGAACACCTCCAATTGGTCCATGCATCAATCCGCCTTAGGAAAGCGGGTTGGTACAGACTACAGTTGCTCGGATATGAGTTGTCGAAGACCCTATTGGGTCATCTAGACTATATCTTTGCGGCCCAGCTGCAAGATACTGAACTGAGACTCGGAAAGAGGGGTGTTAAAACTGATAAGCTCTCTTACGAGAACACTAGTCAGTCTAGACATCTCTTATTAACCTTATCCAAGGTGCATCCCGCAAGGGATGTGCTTGAAGATGGGTTAGATCCGAAGATCTCTAGTTCGGTGCCCGAGCAATTGAAGGTGTTGTCTACCTCAGATGCAGAAACTCTTTACTTCGTCGTAGACGAAGTGCGTCATGCGGAAGACCGTAGACGTGCGGCTCTATATGAAATAGAAGCAGCAAAGGATCTGTTCTTCTGAGGAGAAAGTGACCTATCCTTAAGCCCTACTGCCGAAAGGCCTAAGGGGTGAGAGGCTCTCAGACTGGTGTACCCTCGGTAGTCCCACATGGAGTCTACTCTGGGGGAGACTAAGGTCTCTAACCTTGTCTGAGACTCTAACCATGGGGGAGGAGCTTAAGGTACTCCGCCTCGCCTAGGGGGAACCCTAGGACCATGGTGGGCAGTGAGACGCCCCAACCTACCTGTCTTAGTGTTATCTTCCTCTCGCCTAATCTCATTCTCAGCGGTACCAGCGTACTTGAGGACCAGACTCAAGCGTCAGAAGATCCCTAATAGGGTGGTTGGATGACGTTAACTACCGACC